ATAGTCAATACCAACGGTGCTAAGATAGATCGACTTTTGGCTCCACAAGCAGGCCTAAGTGATTTACAAAATACTATCTACACATTTGTCAACGCACAAAGCAAGGCCAAAGCCTTAGATAATATTAACACTAAATCTTTCTTTGAATGGTTATCAACTTCTAAGGTTTCTGCACCCAAACAGAAAAAAATCTCAGATTTAAATGTTGCCAACGCAGGAGTAATGGATTCTTTGTTTATACTAGTAGCAGAACTAATGAAGGCCAAGAATGAAGTTATTGCTGAATTAGATCAAGCCGAAGGAGACATCACTGCTAACACCGGAGGAAAGCCTGGTGGCGAAGGTTATGTCAGCACCAAAGACGCTGTAAAACTAGTGCCTAGAGATCGTTGGACTCCATTTAGAGCCGATTAACGCATCAATCCGCTTGGTTTTTCTTCCAAAATATAAATACTAATGCCGGTCCCGGAGCGGGACTGAGATATTAGAGATAAGGAGAAAATATCATGGCAGCAGTAACAAGAGTAAACCCCACAGCAGTGGCATTAGGTACACTACAAAGTACCCTACAACTAAAACTATTCAAATGCGTTTTGAATAACAGCGGCGTTGCAACAGCACGTGATGCTACATCTGCAGCATTTTTAACTGACGAAATTGGTACAACAGGCGCTTTAATGCAAATGAAGGCTAACGGTCTTGAGTTGGCATTTATTGGTGACGGTCACGCACTTGATGTTGACACAGTTGCAACACGTTTAGGTCGTATCGTTGGTGCAGGTTCTGTCACTTCTTCAGGTGTATGGACATTCACAGGCGGCGGTACATTGACTGTAACTAACCCAACAACTTTTGTTGGTTTACAGACCTAATTAAAAATTTCCTAGGGATGGGAAGTGGGGGCGGATTTATTCCGCCCTTTTTTTATTGTTGTAAATAGTAGCATATTATGGAACGCTACAGAATTATTTCCCTTGTTGATATAACTAGAAGCCGCGCTTCTAGATCAGAACACGACAAAGTAAAAATTGGACAACAGGCTAATTTTAACAGCCTTATACAGGCCATTGGGATTAGAGCCAACATTGATTGGGATCAGGATCCCAAAGAGCATGATGGTAGATTTCCTGATCCTATAGAAGGTGCAGGCACCTATTGGACTTGGGAATTCGTTACAGAAAGATACAGTGTGTTTCTCAAAGACAATGATCCGGTTTTTCTAGTAAAAGAAGACATACACGGTGTTCCTGTGATAGATCAATTAAATAACACAGTAGAACTGATGCCACCGGCATTTCAAACCAGAGGCGACAAGCAAAACATCTGGATATCTAAGATCAACTAAATTGGATAAATAAAATTTACAAAGGCAAATAATTAGGCATTCTAACTTAGGCACATGTCCGGAGCGGACCTTGACTTAATATACAGGAGATAGCCTAAATGGCCACAGTGGTAGAGCGAGTCGGCGTACTTGAGACAAAAGTACAGCACATAGACGAAAAGATTGACGACCTAAAGATAGGAGTCAAAGACATGCACGATTGCTTAGACAATACTAGAGACACACTAACGCAAACTCTAGCGGTCATGCGTGAAGAATCAACGAAACAACACAATGAACTGGCTGGCAAAGTTGCAGATGTGGAAAAGGCCAAAGATAAATTAATGCTGTATGGTATGATAGGAGCAGCGTTTGTTGCAGGTGCAGGTTGGAGTGGCGCAATTAATTTTCCAATGATTGTCAAGTTCTTAGGTATCTAAAATATACGCAGTTAAATAAGGGTCATAAGACCCTTTTTTTATGACTGATATTTCTAAGCGTCTCGAGCAGTTTGTAAACTCAGCGCAAAAAAGATTACTACAAAAGAATCAAATTCTCCCTGTGCGAACAGAGGAAGGTATCCTTGTAGGCGATGTATTGATTATCAGCGAAGGGAATATCAAACATATTAAAAAAAGAAATGACATGCTGTATGTAAACGTTTATCTAAACGCTACTGCTATCAAATTAGCCAATATCAGTCATGAAAATCCTACCAGTGTCCAAGCAAAGAAACTCTATGATGCTGATCAGGAGTACGGTAAATGGTTTGTAGATAGTCAGATATTACGTTCACAGTATCAAAAAGCCCTAGATAAAAAAGACTATGATCGAGCCGATATGCTGTATTCTAGATATTGTGTAAGTAGAGATAGAGCAGAAAATGCCAAAAATATTGCTAGGGCTTTGGCAGGCGATTGAATAAATATATCATAAATCCGGATTTGACAATATGAAAACAACAGACCTATTTGCAATTAACAGATCAAGCCAAAGGCTAAATGAAAGTTTATTAAAGATGTTTGGTAAACGAGTAAACCTAGAAAATTTTGATCTACACCAATTACAGGATGCTAGAAACAAACTACGCACCCAAGTAAGCCAGATGCGTAGCAGTTCAGGATTTAACGAAAATTTAGAAAATGATGCTTTTCATCAAGCACAGTGGATTTTAGATGCTATCAACAGTGAAATAGCAGAGAGAGAAGAATTCACAGTGGAAGACGAAGAAGAATTATCAGAAGCCACAGAACAAGAACCCCAAGGAGAAGAAATGGCAACATTACAGGAAGGCGAAGTACAACAGGCCAGTGCTATCGTCACAGCAAAAACAATGGTAGATAGAGTAGGTCGTTGGATTGAAGAACTTTCTGGCATGGAGAACGATACCTTATTGCAATTAGGTGATTCTATCCGTGACGAAATGGGATCCGAGCAGGCTAAGAATTTTATTTCAGCAGTTGCTCCAGCCATTCAGCAAGCATTAGAAAATCTCAAGACCACACGCGAAACATTATCCACAGGTGTACGTCAACTTACCGGCGAAGAACAAGCAGCAGGTATGCTTGGTGCTGAACCAGAAGCAGGTGCTGAAGATGACATGCCTGCGGCAGCACCAGATGAAATGAACATGCCTGCTGATGAGCCACTAGCACCAGAAGCAGACGACGAGTTTGGCGCTGCTGATGCAGCAGCAGGTGGATTAGAAACTGCAGGTCGTGAGCAGAGAGAATCTATTAATTATCAAAGTCGTTTACTTAAAGTTCTAGCAGGATAATGAGATTTACAGATTTTATCAATGCCGGTGACTTTTTACAGGTCAAAGAACTTGCACCTGCACTAGCACCGGCTGCCCCTGGATCTGCACCAGCACCAGGACAAGCACAACCTCCTGCACAATCAGGACAAGCGCCAGGGGGCATAAATCCTCAACAAGCAGCCACAATGGTTAAACAACGGGCTGACCAGAAAAAACAAATTCAAGATCAAATCAAACAACTTGAACAACAATTAGCAGATGCTAGAAAACAATTAGCGAGCCTAGGATGAGATTTTTTGAATTTGCAGGTGATGACGGTGTAGACAAATTCGTTATGGTTCTTCGCAACTATATTGGACGAGCAGCATCAAAAAAAGCACCAGCAAAACTAAATTGGAATGGACTACAACAGATCCTTAGAAGCAACGGATTTGAAGTATCTGCTGATTACGAAACATTCAAAGCCATGTATGATGCTAGTCCTGCTATTCAAAATTTAGTTAAGAATTTCAACGACAAAGGCATAGAACTTAATGTACCTGGAGCACCAAACGAAGAACCAAAAGGCGACGGTACCAAAGGTCCAGAAGACAGCCAAGCAGCAGTGGATCAAACAGCAGCCTCTGCCGCCGCAGGGCAGTTAGCCAAATCACAGGCCACACCCCAGATTTGACAAATACAAAATAATCCTGTAATATATACAGGATGACACAATACACTCCTCCCCCATTCGTTGAACGTTTTCAATATAAAAACTGTACTCAGGTCAATGATCCTGTAACTCGTAAACGAGTATATCTAACTCCTGACGGAGAAAGTCTTCCTTCAGTTACTACTATTCTTAGTGCTACCAAAGATATGACAGCACTAAACGAATGGAAGAAACGTATAGGTGAAGAAAAAGCCAAACAGATTACCACTGAGGCTGCAGGCGTTGGCACAGCCATGCATAGTAACCTTGAACGATTTATTGCAGGTATACAACGTCAGCCTGGTAACAATCCAGTCCACGTACAGGCCAATGCAATGGCAGATATTATCATACAACAGGGACTTAGCAATGTCAACGAAGTGTGGGCTATGGAACAGAGTCTTTACTTTCCAGGTTTATACTCCGGTACTACAGACCTAGTAGCAGTTTACAAAGATAATCCTTCAGTCTGCGATTACAAACAAACCAACAAGCCTAAAAAAGAAGAGTGGGTAGACGATTACAAACTTCAATTAGTTGCCTATATATTAGCACATAATGAAGTCTACGGCACAGACATTCGTGAAGGTCATGTTTTTATGTGCAGTCGTAACTGTGAATACCAGCAGTTTGATCTATGGCCTAGCGATTTTAACAAATATCAAGATCTTTGGCTGAACAAAGTAGAAGAGTACTATATGCTGAACGGATAAATACCCTATAACGAGGGTATTTCAATGGCTGTTGTTCAGATATCTAAAATACAAGTCCGAAGAGGACAAAAGAATACAGGTATAGGTATTCCGCAATTAAGTTCTGCAGAGTTTGCGTGGGCTATCGATTCACAAGAACTTTTCATAGGTAATGGTGCAGTAGCGGAAGGTGCACCGTATGTTGGAAATACCAAAATATTAACCGAGCACGATAATATTTTAGAATTGGCGGCAAGTTATAGATATGCGGAACCAGAGCCATCTATATTTTTAAGTGTGCCTCGCAGCCTACAGTCTAAGTTAGATGAATATGTTTCTGTAGTAGACTTCGGTGCAGTGCCCGATGGCAGCACTGACAACGTGGCAGCGTTTGAGGCTGCATTTACACAACTATTTAGAAATCAAGACAGCAAATTTAAGAAAGTGTTGTATATACCAAATGGTGTCTATATATTCGCTAGTAGTTTAAAAATTCCTAACACAGCCATAATCCGCGGTGAGACCAAGGAAGGAGTGGTTTTAGAAATAAACACCAACAGCATATCGTTCACCGGAGTAAATGGTGAACTAGAAATAGATTTTAACAGTACTAATAGACCTAGAAATATTAGTATTTCTAATCTTACTATCAGCAGAAGCATAGGTGAAACTAATATTACTGGTATCGCAGACTCTGTATTTGACAATGTACAATGGATATCTGAATACGAATTAGGCGATCCCTTTACTGGAAGTATCGGCGATCAGCCGTCGGCAGTAAGATGGGAAAATAGTCTACCAGGCACAAAGGTTACCGATGTGACATTTAAAAATTGCACATGGGAATCTAACATTTTATCAGTTAAATCAGATCAGGTTGTTATAGATCCTAGCCAGCCTCCTATCTATGATACTTTTGTGAATTTTGAAAACTGTGATTTTTCTGTAGGTCACACTGCTATACTAATAAATGGTATTTCTGATCAAGGAAATCGTTGGACTATCAATGATAGCAAATTTGAAGAAATATATTCTAGAGCCTTTGCTGCTAACTTTGGTATAGGAACTAAAATACAAAGATCAAAGTTTATCAACTGCGGAAATCAAACTAACACCGCAGCCAATCCTGTTACAGACATTGTATCGTTTGGTCAGTCTATGGAAAACATTGTAGTCCAGTGTTCTAGCAATAGACATCAACAGGGCGGATTTACCAGTGTAAGTACCAAAGGTGTTGAGGTTGAAGTTTTGGGCTCAGCCAGAACTAGTTTGATAGACATGAATCGCAGCGACATATTCTTGTCTAATAGTTTTAGACCATTAGCAGTATTCAGCGCCTATAACAGATATACTTACATAGATTATATTCTTAATCTAGGAGTACATTCTAGGTCAGGACAGATAGTAATAATGGTGCCTGAGGATCAAGGCAGTATTTCATTTACTGATAATTACGCATATTCAACACCATTCGTCTCAGAACCAGGAGGATTATTGATGACAAATTTCCAATTCAACGTAGAACTAAAAGACAATAACGGAGACAGCGGTTTGGAAACTATATTATTGTCATATCAAAATCCTCTGGCTACTGGTGCCACCGGAAACCTATCTTACACGATAAGTTACGGTGTTTGATCTCCACGGCACAGAGAGATTAATAGAATGGAAAAAGTTCAGAGATAGTTTAGAAACGGACGAATCACCTTTGATTCGAGTTGCTGATCTTTGGTCAAAAGCACCATTCGTTAACTCTTACCTCAATCCAAAAAACCCTACCGAATGGCCCGATCCATGGCAGTTAATTCTTGATCTTAAACTAGATGATCTTGCTATCTGTCTAGGAATGCTGTATACTATTAAATTAACACAGCGGTTTATGGATATTGAATGCGAGATACATACGTCTATGCTATCTAAAGAGTTTAATAAAAAATTCTTTTTAGTAGTAGATAATAAGCACGTTTTAAATTATACATTCGGTTCTGTAGATAGTTTAAACGTACTTGATCGGGCCCTGACTGACAAAATTTGGTCAGGCCACAAATTGCCATAAATATCAGACTTCGAGAGACATAGATGATTACAGTAATAAAAAGAGATGGAAAAAAAGAACCACTAATGATTGAAAAGTGGCAAGCACAAGTAGCAAAGGTCTGTAAAGGCATAGCAGATGTTAGCCAGTCAATGATAGAAATCAAAGCGCAGTTACATTTTTATGATGGCATCACTACACGAGAAGTTGATGGTATTACACTTAGAGCGATTGTAGATTTAATTGATGTCGAACACAATCCAGACGTAGGTCATACTAACTATCAGTATGTGGCTGGCAAGCAACGTTTAAGTATGTTGCGTAAAGATGTTTATGGTTCATATGAACCTCCTCGATTATTTGAAATCGTAAAACGAAATGTAGATGTAGGATTGTATACTCCGGAATTACTTAATTGGTATTCCGAAGACGACTGGAACAAAATGGACGATATCATCGACCATGAGAAAGATGAGCAGTACGGTTATGCATCTATTGAACAGTTGATTGAAAAATATCTAGTACGAAATCGTGCTACCAAAGAAATCTACGAAACACCACAAGTTAGATATATGATTGCGGCTGCAACGGTGTTCCATAAAGAAGAGCCAAATTCGGCTCGTATGAAATATATTAAGGAATATTATAATGCTGCTAGTGACGGCCTTTTTACTCTTGCTACTCCTGTCCTTGCTGGTCTTGGCACTCCGACGAAACAATTTTCTTCTTGTGTTCTCATACGTAGCGATGATGATCTGGATAGTATATTCGCTAGTGGGGAGATGATGGCCAAGTATGCCAGCAAACGTGCAGGCATTGGTTTAGAGATTGGACGTCTACGTCCGTTAGGCAGTCCCATCAGAGGTGGTGAGATTATGCACACAGGTATGATACCATTCCTGAAAAAATGGTTCGGTGACTTAAGGAGTTGTTCACAAGGTGGAATTCGTAATGCATCTGCTACTGTCTTTTATCCCATTTGGCATCATCAGTTTGATGACCTCATCGTGCTCAAGAACAACCAAGGTACAGAAGAGACACGAGTTAGACACATGGACTACGGGGTCGTCTTGTCGGCCTTCTTCTGGAGACGATTTAAAAACAAAGAAGACATAACCTTCTTTGATCCTAACGAAGTACCTGAACTATATGAAGCATTCTACAAAGACGCTACTTTGTTTGAAGAGTTGTATGTAAAATATGAAAAGCGTAAAGACCTACGCAAAAAGGTCATGAATGCTGAAGATGTTTTCAAGGGTGGTATACTGAAAGAACGCACAGATACGGGTCGCATCTATTTGGTGTTTATTGATAATGTAATGAATCAAGGACCATTCGATCCTGAATATCATACGATATATCAGAGTAACCTGTGCTGTGAGATCCTATTACCCACACGTCCATTTAAACGATTAGACGACGCTGATGGTCGCATAGCGTTATGTACACTGGGATCTATCAACTGGGGATCGTTCCGAAATCCAGAGGATATGCGTAGAGCCTGTAGGATTCTACAGCGTAGCCTGTGTAACATCCTTGATTACCAAGACTTCTTATCTATCCAATCTAAGTTAAGCAATGATGAAATTCAACCATTAGGCATTGGAGTTACTAACCTTGCCTACTGGCACGCCAAGCGTGGTTTCAAGTATGGCGAGAAGGATGCACTAGCAGATGTTAAGAGTTGGATGGAACATCAGGCCTACTATCTAACCGAGGCCACTGTTGAGTTAGCCAAAGAAAGAGGCAGATGTATAGACAGTGATAAAACACGATATGGTCAAGGCATTTTTCCCTGGGAACTAAGAAGCAAAGGTGTAGACGATTTAACCAGTTTTAAACCTGAACTGGATTGGGAAACATTACGCAAGGAGATGAAAGAGTATGGAGTACGAAACGCTACTCTTATGGCTATTGCTCCTGTTGAATCTAGTTCTGTTGTTATCAATAGTACTAATGGTATAGAAATGCCTATGAGTTTAATTTCAACAAAAGAAAGCAAGGCAGGATCCTTTACACAGGTTGTGCCTGAATACCATAAGTTAAAAAACAAATATCAATTAATGTGGGATCAGAAAGACTGCGAAGGATATATTAAGACTGCGGCAGTTCTAGGTGCATTTGTTGATCAAAGTATATCGACAAATACATTTTATAATCCAGCACATTTCCCAGGCCGCAAGGTTCCAACAACATTAATTGCTAAGAATTTAATGTTGGCCCATTATTGGGGTATTAAAACTTTCTATTATAGTTTGATCAATAAGGCAGGAGCCAAACAAGAAGAGATTACCCATAGCAACGGTCATCATGAACAAAGCAATGGATATCATATCGAACCAGAACAACTATTAGACGATGACTGCGAGGCATGTAAACTATGAGTTTAGAACAATATAATTTAACACAAAACACAGACTATCTTAATCGAAAGATGTTTCTAGATCCTGCAGGACCTGTTACCATTCAACGATTTGAGGAAGTAAAATATAAAAAAGTTGCAGACTTTGAAACTACCGCACGTGGATTCTTTTGGGTTCCTGAAGAAATCAGTCTAGCCAAAGATGCAAATGATTTTAAGGAAGCCAGCGATGCAGTTAAACATATCTTCACTAGCAACCTACTTAGGCAAACTGCTCTTGACAGTCTGCAAGGTCGCGGCCCAAGTCAAATCTTTACTCCGGTCGTGAGTCTTCCAGAATTAGAAGCACTAGTCTATAACTGGACATTCTTTGAAACAAATATACACAGTCGTAGTTACAGTCATATTATCCGCAACATTTATAACGTGCCTAAGGAAGTGTTCAATACCATTCACGATACACAACCTATCGTGGATATGGCATCTAGTATAGGACTGTATTATGAAAAATTGCACATGATCAACTGTCGTAAGGAACTAGGTGAAAAGTTTGCTGAACACGAACATATCAAAGCCATCTGGTTAGCCCTTAATGCCAGTTACGGACTAGAAGCATTTCGCTTTATGGTATCATTTGCTACATCATTAGCAATGGTAGAGAACAAGATCTTTATTGGCAATGGCAATATTATCAGTTTAATTCTACAAGACGAGTTGTTACACAAAGGTTGGACTGCTTGGATGATTAATCAAGTAGTCAAAGAAGATGAACGATTTGCTCGGGCTAAAGCAGAGTGTGAAGCAGAAGTATATCAAATGTACACAGATGTGATTCGTGAAGAAAAAGAATGGGCTGACTATCTGTTTAAGAAAGGTCCAGTTATTGGATTGAATGCCAATATTCTAAGAGACTTTGTTGATTATACAGCCGCAGTGGCTCTAAAAGAAATTGGAATTAAATATAATAATCCTGCACCAAAGTCTACTCCAATACCCTGGTTTAACAAGCACAGTGACACCAGTAAGAAACAGACTGCTTTGCAAGAAAGCGAAAGCACTAATTATGTTATTGGTGTGATGAGTGAAAATATTGATTATGAGGCTTTGCCGACTATATAATTATGAACTACAAAGCACAGTATAAAATGCGTAGCCCTTTTGATTCATGGAAGAATGCTAGTTCTTTTGGTAATGAATCTGCGGCTATAGCAGAAGCACTAAGAAAAAAACGTGCCGGTGCTTTGTTAGTTAGAGTAGTTGACAGCAAAGGTAAAGTAGTTTATTCAGCATAGAAAGGAAAAAAATGAGAGCGGTTGTATGGAGCAAGTATCACTGCCCCTATTGTGATCAAGCAAAAGCATTGTTATCACAGAAGGGCATTCAATTTGAAGAGCGCAAGATAGGCGACGGTTATACCAGAGAAGAATTATTAGAAGCGGTACCGAATGCAAGAACAGTCCCACAGATTTTTCTAGATGATAAATTGATCGGTGGATTTACAGAACTAAAAAAATTCTTTGATCAAGGAGACGGAAGTCTTTAACCGTAATCTATGGGATGGTTCAGCGAGTTTCACAAGAAAAACAAACAAAAACCAGTAAGGGCAGTCAATGATCACGACAAGCATCAGGCCATGCTTGATGCCATTGCTCCTTACGCAAAATTAAAAGTCCAGTCAAACTTAACAGAAGTTAAGATATCTAAATCAACAAAAAATACCAAAGTATGTTTTATATTGATGCCAGAGTGGGCCACAAACTTTCCTCCTTATAACCTCGCTAGATTAAATTCTGTGGTTAAGGAATCAGGATACGATTCTAAATGTATAGATTTAAATGTTAAATCTTGGAATTATTATAAAAATAATTTAGAAAAAAAGATAGATTTCGATCCTTGGAGCGGACCTAGAGATTGGTGTTGGGTAGGGGACGACTACTATAAAAATATTCATCAACACCTAGAACCGTTTTATAGACAACAAATAGAAGAAATTAAAAAATTTAAGCCTGATGTTATAGGCTTTACCATCTACTATTGTAATTTTGAATCAGTGAAGTGGATGGCAGCAGAACTAAGAAAAGAACTCCCTGATATCAAAATCGTAGTTGGCGGCCCACATATGCAGGCAAGACCAATAGTAGATGAAATTTTTGATTTTGGTGTTGCAGGAGAGGGAGAACTATTGATTCTAGAAATATTAGAAGAAATAGAAAACGGAAATATTAATGCTGAATATAGATTGCGTTATCAACCCGAAGAACAGAGACTTAATCTCAACAGTCTTCCTCTACCAGATTACAGCGATATAGATTTTAACGAATATGCTGTACCTAACGGTATCAATAGCGAACTCAGCAGAGGATGTACTGCTAAATGTACCTTCTGTGAAGAAACACATTTCTGGAAATACAGACAGCGTCAAGCAGTAGACGTTATACAAGAGATAGAAACACTGTATTATACTAAAGGCACAGATGTTGTATGGTTTCTAGACAGTCTTGTTAACGGTAATCTTAACGAATTAAGAGCGTTTGCTAAAGGAATAATCGCTAAAGGTATCAAAATAAAATGGGTAGGATATTGCCGCAATGACGGAAGGATGGATGCAGACTATTATAAAGATCTAGCAGACAGCGGATGTTTCATGTTGAGTTATGGATGCGAATCTGCCAGCCAACGAGTGCTAGACGATATCGCCAAAGGTACTACCACAGCCGATATGGAACAGAATTTTAGGGATGGATCTGCTGTAGGAATAAAAGCACATACTAATTGGATTGTAGGATTCCCTACAGAGGACTATCAAGATTTTGCAGATACTATGACATTCATATGGCGTAATAGAAATAATGGTATTGTTGATATTTCTCCAGGGTTTGGATTTGGTCTTTCTGTATCAACTATTGCAGGGCAGAACCCAGCAAAATTTAATTTACTTGATCACAAATACATGGACACATGGATTACCAAAGATTTTAAACTTGGTAAATTGCATGTATTGTCTAGAGTAAAATCTTTTGCTATATTCTTACAGAATTTAGTCAGCGAAACTGATATCGCAATATCTCATAGACCCAACCTTCCTAGATTACACTATAAGTTGAATTGGAAAAATCGTAAAACTATTAAAGAAATAGAATACGAACAATTTGATTACAATATTATTAAATCCGATATCAACCCTTTTGCTGACACCTTGGTCAATGAAATGTTTGTGTTGTTCCGAATGCTATGGAGAACACGTGGTGCTTATGATATTGAAGTGATCTTTGATGAAGATCTAGATATGAAAGAATTTGGAGATCGAAATGCCGGACCGTTTTGGGCTAAACAAAAATTTGAAATAGACGAACAGGGTCTATGGCAAGCACATTTTACGTTTAAATTTAAGCAGCCTGAAAGTTTAATAGACCCCCCTGATCCGCTTACTCCTAGAAGACCTTTTTTTGCACAAGACTATTCTAGAGTTGAAACCAACAACGCAAAGAGGGCTAGAAAATTAGCCAAACCAAGTTGGGGAGATGAGGGCCGATCTCATGAAGAATTTCATGCCTTACTAGAAGAAGAAAAATTCCTAAATTCCACAGTCGATCTATCTTTCGAATATGAGTGGCAGGGTCAGGGCGATTGGTCTAATCCGGAAAGATTTAGCGTAGAGCCATCTAAAGGCAAAATTAAAAAAATCACCCCCATAATTCCCATAACATAAATATTTCAAAATAGGACAACATATGTTAATAGACAAAGGATTAAGTGTCGGATCAGTAGTAACTATGAAATTAATCAATGGTGAAGAAATCATGGCCAAATTAGTTGAAGAGACTGCTGTAGGATTTAAGATTTCAAAACCTCTATCTCTAAATGCCGGTCCAAAAGGACTAGGAATGATTCCATTTTTGTTTACTGTAGATCACGAAAAAGATATCGTAATCAATAAATCAGCAGTGATGGCTATCACTACCACTGAACAAGAGTTTGCCAATCAATATACTCAGGGTACCACAGGTATCGCTATTGCAGGTTAATCATGCCAGGAGTCAGCAGAGTAGGAACAGATAAAGCAGGTGGCACTATTGTCGGTAACCTTGCCCCTACAGTCTTTGCCAATGGTTCACCAATCGCCGTAAAAGGCGCAGCAGTAGCAGGACACGGTCGAGCACCGCACTCGGGACCTGTGATGAGCGGCAGCAGTGGCACAGTTAAAGCCAATGGTATTTCTATTTGTCGTGCAGGCGACTCTGCCACCTGCGGTCATGCTGCTTCGGGCAGCGGTAATGTTATAGCAGGTTAATATGAAAAAATTATTTTGGAACATTTTAGGATTCTTAAGTTTAGGTATGGCCTATATTGGAATCATCACTCCCGGCATACCCTACAGTATCTTTGTAGTATTTGCTGCCTATTGTTTTAGCAAGGGCAGTGAGCGTATGCATCGTTGGATCTACAATCATAAGATATTTGGGCCGTTCTTAACTAATTGGAATGAAAGACGTGTATTCCCACAAAAGATGCGTTACCTAATGTTAGGTATGATGACATTGAGTTTGTGTATTATGTTTTTCACAGGTGTGAAACCTATAGGAATTTTATCTACCGCAGTGTTTATGGCTCTAGTGGCTGTATGGGCATGGCGCTTCCCAAATTCAGTAGAAGAACACGATCGCCGCAAAGCAGAAGGTAAGAGGATTGGATGGCTGAAGTAAACTATACTGTACATAAATTATTTCCTACTCCAGTATATAGAAGTAAAGTAAATGTTGATACACTGACGTATCATAAGTTGACTAATGGGTTTGAATGGGAAACCAATGACAAGTATCGCGGTGACATTATCACTCACAAAGAAACCAAAGAACGTCATATACTAGATCTTCCACAGTTTGCCGGATTAAAAAAACAAATTCAAAATCACGTAAACACATTTGCATTTGAAGTACTAGCCTGTCAAAAAGATATTTCGTGGCAGATTACCACATCGTGGGTTAACGAAGTAGTTAAGGGCGGTTACAGTTCAATGCACACTCATGCTAATAGTCTAATCAGTGGTGTTATGTATCTTAACGTAGACGAAAAATCTGGAGGATTGGCCTTTCACAAAGAGCCGTCTTACAAACCGTTATGGCACGATACTATAAGAATTGACTTTGACGACATTACAGATTTTACTACAGATGCTAGTGTCTTTATTCCTGCTCAAAATGATATATTAATATTTCCCAGTATTCTGGCACATAGCGTTTTAATCAATGAATCAGATATCGTCAGATACAGCCTGGCATTCAACGTGTTTCCTAAAGGCGTGTTTGGTAAGGGCGGAAACAGCGAACTGACATTATGAAACATAATCTTACACCATTGTTTGCTATCCCATTATATCAAGCAAACATAGGAAAAGATAATCAAGAAATAGAGTTTATTAAAAAACAAGAGTTCTTGCGCATGCCGGCTGACAACGGCAATTACACTGTAAATAAACGGATTTTAGATCTTGTAGAATTAAAAAATCTTAGAGAAAAAATACAATCTCACATTGACCATTTTATGCACGAAGTCTTAGACTGTGATGATCAATTATCTTTTGAAATACAGAACAGTTGGGTAAATCAACACAGCAAGAATGATTTTGCCGGTTCTCACAGACATTCAAATAGTATTATCAGCGGAGTATATTATCCAGAGGTTGATGATCAAAGCGGTGCTATAGTTTTCCAAAAAGACAAAAGTTATTACAATCTTTGGACTGATACTATAGAAATAGGATTTAACTATCAAAAGCACAACAGACAAGATAAGTTAAATGTTTTTAATGCCGATGCTTGGGGAATATACCCCCAACCCGGAGATATTGTTCTGTTTCCTAGCCTATTGTACCATTCTGTCACAGAAAACCAATCAAATAACATTAGGTACAGTTTGGCCTTTAATGTGTTCCCCAAAGGCGAATTTGGTGATCATATTAACAATTTGAAATTATAGATATTGACATCTCTGCTTAAAGATGCTTAAATAGCATATATGAAGATTTTGTTAGATAGAGTAATTGAGACAGGCAGTAACCTTTGTGTTAGTACCGTTAGATGAAATTGGCAGATCAGTAATATACAACACAAAGGAAAAGTAAAATGGCAACAGGAAAAGTAAAATGGTTCAACGACGCCAAGGGTTTTGGTTTCATTACACCGGACAATGGCGGCAATGATTTATTTGCTCACTTCTCTCAAATCCAAACAGGAGGTTTCAAATCATTACAAGAAGGACAAAGTGTAAGATTTGATATCACTGTAGGACCAAAGGGAGAGCAGGCTAGCAACATTCAGCCTGCTTAATTGTAAGGAATAAAAATGAAAGCGTATGAATTTATTGTAGCAATTTTAATTGTTACATTTCTAGTAATACATTTTGTTTTTTAAGGAATTGTTGTAATCCCTTCAAAGTGAAGGCATTCTGGACGCGGGTTCGACTCCCGCCAGGTCCACCAAAAAAGGTTTTATGCTTAACATATTATTGCTGATTTTTATTGTTTATTGTGTTTGCCACTGGGCTTATGCATTAGCAACATATGATTGGACAAAGTTTGATGAAGATCAGGAACAAGCAAAGAAAGACTTTTTTTGATGGGCCTGCCATGGTTTCGACAGGGTGAGATAATAGAGACGGCAACACGGTAAAGCAGAAACCGTAGGGTTGGGGGAACTCGGCCGAAGAAGCAAAAAAAGTAAAAGCAAACGCTGATACATTTGAGTTTGGCGCACTAAACTTCACAGGTAATACCGTTCGCGGTGCTGCCAATGAAGGTAGATTCGTCCTAGCAGCCTAAGAAACTGCAACTCCGAGGTAGTTATACCTTGTCATCCAAAATAGCAGAAAGCACCTTCGGGTGCTTTTCTTTTGGCTATATCTTCAATATTTCGCATCGAAGTTGTGCGTACACGCACATGTTTTGTTTGAAAGTCTATGTATAATTGTAAGATCATATTAGGAGTGTACTCTGTAGTTCTTGACAGCCTAGCCGCAAGTGCTGGTACAGGTTACTTAGCAGGCGACACTATTACTCTTGCTGGAACAGCATTGGGTGGTACTGTGGCTAACAATCTAATTGTTACTGTGGCCACAGTTGGCGCTGCTGGTAAAGTTGCTACGTTTGGTGTAGTAGGTACAGGTCGCATCGGTGACGGCACAGTTGATGTTCAAGTTGATGTTACTGGTACGGACAATACTGATACCTATACACTGATTGGTAATAGCACAGACTACACTATCACAAAAACAGATGATAGTATCACTGCTGTTAGCACAGTGGCTACTAACGTAACTTTTAATCTAGCAGATCATGACCGAGTAGTTTTTGACGACAAAGCCTTTGCATTTGACGCTGATGGCCGCGCAGGAGATGTCTATGCATTATTGGCAGCCGCACTTGGTGAAAATGACGTCACTGCCGGCTTCCAAGGTATTGGTATCTATCTTGCTGACGCAGGGTGGACAACTAAACAACTAGCAGAAGCACTTTTGGCTACAGATGTTTATAAAACAGATGCTGGCGGTGTCAGCAATGAAACATTCATCAAGCACGTTTACAAAAATGTATTTGGCACAGATGCTACATTGGCACAGGTCACAGACTACACAGCATGGATGACCAATAGCAAGTTGTCACAGGCCGATGTATTAGTAGCCGCAAGTGAATTGGCAGCATTTGAAACATCTATTGATTTGGTAGGTCTGGCTACTACAGGAATCGAATACACTCCGGTTGTATTATAATTTTTTTCTGTTATAATTGTTTTAATAGGAGAGGCTCTTCGGAGTCTTTTCTTTATTGATTTTTCCTATAAGCGTCATTAAAAAATATTTAGGAAAAACCTATTGATTTTGTATTTTAATAGGATATATAATATACACATAGAACAGCAGTTCTTAGAAGTTTTCAACACACACAAGGAGAAGATATGAAAACAGTTGGTGATAAATTAGCCCCATTCGCAGTAACAGGGGTCAACCCAGGTAGTGATAATTTTTTTACTATCACAGAAAATAGTTTTGAAGGCAAATGGAAAGTAATTGCATACTATCCAAAAGACTTTACATTTGTTTGCCCTACAGAGATCGTAGCCTACGATAAACTGTTTCAAGATTTTGCCGATCGTGATGCTATTCTATTAACAGGTAGCACAGACAATGAGTTCTGCAAACTGGCATGGCAAGCCTCACACGAAGATTTGAAAAAAATCAAGCACATTCAATTCGCAGATACACAGCGCGGTGAGTTGTCATTGATTGAACAACTTGGTGTATTTTACGCACCAGCAGGCGCCGCACTTCGTGCCACATTCATTGTTGATCCTAACAATGAAATTCAACACGTAACTGTCAACAACTTGAATGTTGGTCGTTCATCAGATGAAACACTTCGTATTCTTGATGCACTTCAAACAGGAGAGAAGTGTGCCTGCAACCGTACAGTAGGCGGGGAGACTCTATAATGACTGCTTGGGTAGATCAACTTAAAGACACTATTCCTGACTATGCCAAAGACACACGTCTTAACATCGATGCAGTAGTTAAGCGTTCAACTCTACCCCAAGAAGAAGCAGAAGCCGTTGCTTTGGCAGCGGCTTTTGCCACAGGCAATACTAAATTGTGGACTTGGATGCAGACTCAGATCGCTGATCAGAAAGAAGCAGAAGCCGCGATTACCGCTGCCAGTTTGATGGCTATGAACAATGTATGGTACCCATATGTTGAAATGGCTGAAGATGCTAATCTCAGCGGGTTGCCACCCCAGTTGCGTATGAATGCTATTTCGACGCACGGCGGCACTACACAAGAAAGATTTGAAGCATACGCTCTGTCTGCTTCGATCGTAGGCAAGTGTCACTTCTGTGTCAAGGCACATTATGAAACATTAAAAAAAGCAGGTTATACAGTAGAACAACTTCGCGATATTGGGCGAATTGCCGCAGTTATTACGGCTGTAGCAAGAGTTCTTAATAGTTAATTTAACGTAGTTAATTTGAGGCCCGGTTTATCCGGGCTTTCTTTTTGGCTGAGATAATTAATATACAGAGAGGATATTATGTTAATAACAGAATTGAAATTACAAGATTGGTTCAAACTTGAATTTAAGGAATGCTATTATGGGAATGGCATAGGTCTCGAAGCAGATATCATAGACTATGATAAATCGCTAGGTGAACTACCTGACGTTGCAAAAAAACTATATTTTAGAGTAGGTATGGGTCCTTATAATTATGCCTTTCCTGCAAATTCGGGCTGGGGCTCACCGGAACCTGCATTAGATAAAGGATTTCCAGTTCCGCCACCAGAAGTGCAAATAACTAGACCAGACAATTACGTATGTTGGAGACTACCCCAGCATGAACGTCGACTTTGGCAAGCGGGCGATCCAGTATATTTTGGGTACTATTTCAAAGACAATCCTGTGGAATTTGAATTAGATCCAAAAACAGCAGAAATACTACAAAAAGATTTTGATTGATTGACAACCTCTAAACTTGATGCTATAATACTAGCATTGTTTAAAGTTTGGAGGTTTCTTTTGAGTATGCATCTTGAAGGCCCGTGGCTCAGTACCACCGGCAAGAAAAAAGGCAAAAAGAAATTCGCATCTTCTGCACACGCAAGAAAAGCCAGAGAATTGGCCGAATTGTGGGAACAGAAACAGAAAGAATGGAATCAACTTTCTCCTAAGTTTAGCGGGAAGCCCGTTAAATCTATAAAAGTAGAAAAGCCATTTCCTATATATTCTCCTCCACCTGGTAGAGAATCAGTTAAGATCCCCAGCCTGCCATTTACTGCTGGCCCTTGTACTAAACCAGAACAAAAAGTATATACAGGTACCAAAGTTAAAGGTATTGGAACAATGCACAAATCAAATGCAGTACCTATCTTTTCGGACGAAGAAGCCGTAGATATTTCCAAAATGCGTCGATAATCTTGCATTTTGCCGCTGGTTGTTGTATAATGAGATATATAAATTACGTTTCGCAAAGAAACTAAGATAGTAGGTCTGAAGTATGTCACAAGCAGAAAAGGATCCGCGAGTCTTGGCCTATGAGAAACCCGTGAGATTCGGGCGGTCAAGGCTCCAAAGGCATATGAGTTATGAGATCATGTGTCCAATGGAGACAACTACACGAACCCAGGGTTCTTTTTTAGAGCCTCGTGAAGTTACTCCCTTAATGTAATGTTACAGAAAACTCGTAACACCAAGTGAAAGGAGGACTTATGGAAAAGTCAATTAAGTTTTTATCCTACCTCGTAGGATTATTAGCAGTGGCCTATTTGGTCCAAGGTATTACCACAACCAAATTTGCTACTCTAAAAGAAAAGAATGGTTATTACAGCCAGGATGTTGTTTCGATCAAAACTCGTGAACAACAATTAGACTGTCTAGCGATCAATATCTATCGCGAAGCAGGTTACGAACCTTTTGAAGGCAAAGTAGCAGTAGCCCAGGTTACTATGAATCGAGTAGCCGCTGGTCAATTTGGTAATGATGTCTGCGGAGTTGTTTACCAAAAGAATGTTGTTATGGAGCGAGTCGTTTGTCAATTCTCATGGGCATGTGATTCTGTTCATAAAAGCCGACCAGTGAATCAAGCCGCTTACAAAGAAAGTTATGAAGTAGCCAAAAAAGTTCTGCTAGAAGGATTTAGGCTCAGTGTATTAAAAGATGCATTGTATTATCATGCCAACTACGTGAATCCAAGATGGTCCTTAGAAAAGATTGGACAGATTGGTAATCACATTTTTTATAAACCTAAAGAAAGGTCGTAATCATGAAATTTGATGTCACTAATTTAAAAACTTTAATCACAGAAAAACTCAGTCATCTATCTGCAGAGACTATGGGGTGGTTGGCTGTAATCGTACTTCATGCATCTACAGTTCCTAGTCTTTTGGCCGTCATGGCCGGACTTACAGATCGCTTACCTGGTGTTGATTTGGTATTGCTAGTTTGGACAGGATTGACTCTATTGTTTATCAAAGCCGCAGTCCAAAAAGACATGCTGAATGTCGTGACCATTGGTGTTGGATTTATCATCCAGGCTGTAATGATGGCATTGATCTTCTTCAAATAAATTGGTAAACATCGTTGTTGACTTTGGTTGGCAACGGTGTTATACTAATACAGTCGTAATTCACACACAGAAAGGCAGTTTATGAAAAAGGCACTAGCAGTTGGTTTATTGGCAGCCGCCATCACTGGTTGTTCGTCAATGAAAGAAATCGATAATCGCAAAACTTACGCACAGCCTGGTTGGTATCAAAGTTGTGCTCAAAGTGGTACAGAAGGTTTGTTCTGGTGGACTAAAGAAATGGCGTATGCCTGCGGTGCAGGTGAATCCATTCACGCACAAGCCGCAGAAGAACAGATGTATGCTATCGCTATGAATAATTTTGCGAAACGTATTAATTCTGAAGTTAATTCGGAAACTAAGATCGAGTTTAATAACGATAAGAAAACCACTAGAACTGTGATTTCCTATCAGGTCAAGAACACTGTGATTCGTGAGCACCTACAGAGAGAATCTGGACATTTTACAATCGGTGATCGTCATTACACTTTCGTTCGTTTGAAGATGCCTAAGACTACTTTTGATCAATTAGTATCTGAAGCCAAAGCACAGAAAGCACAGTAATGGACGACTACAAAGTCAAAGAACTGTTTTGGCTGATCATTTTAGGCTTTGTCATTGTTATCTTTATAACAGGGTGTAGTTCTGCACCCAAGGCACAGGCAAAGAAACCACAGTACTGCCACACCAATCAAGCCATACTGATGCAAAATGGTAAGACTGTGGAAAGTGCTACTTTGGTAGAGTGTTCAGACGATCAAGTCAAACGCCTTACAGCATCAAGGGCAGGATTTAGTCCTTACTGCGGTGAGTTTACATATTGGATGAGAATTGGAGGACAAGATGTCCAACGCAAAGGCATTAGTTGTCAAAAGCCTGATGGTAGTTGGGAAGTTGTCGATGTTATTGGCCGTTAATACCGCACAGGCTACAGACATCAACAATCCCCGATTCTTCGAATATCGTAGTGAATCATTCGTGAATGAAATGGTTCATATGACATTCGGCTGGTTTAAAACACTAAACGTAGATCAAAAATCAGCCTATTCGCAATCATTGACACACGCAGTAATGTTTGCCGAAAACGGCCAGAAAGTAGAATGGTATAAAGATTCAGCGAGCGGTTATGCAGTACCGGTTCTGACCTGGCCCACTGGATCTGGTTATTGCAGACGTATTCACGTGCAGGCTATTGCACATAATACAGAAAAAACAATGACACAAACTGCCTGTTTTGATAATGCGCACACAAATTGGCGCTGGATAAAGCAATAAATATTTGCTCATGGAATACAAATACGGACTATCTGATAAAATAATTGCGTACCTTACACTGGTCAGCGGATTGGCTATTTCTGCTGTGGCTGTATGGTATTCTGTTGCAGGCCTTGTTTCTATCTTCGCCGCGGCTGCCTCTTCTATTATAATTATGGGAGTGGCTCTAGAAGGAAGTAAACTAGTTGCCACGGTTTGGCTAAAATGGAATTGGAATCGTGCGCCTAGACTAATAAAAATATATCTTATCACTGCCATTTCAATTTTGATGTTGATAACCAGTATGGGAATTTTTGGTTATCTATCCAAAGCCCACTTAGATCAAAATCTTGTTGGTGGAGATGTTGTTGATAAAGTTGCCATCCTCGACGAAAAGATCAAGACACAGCGAGATAACATTGAAGCATCCCGCAAGGCATTAAAACAGATGGACGAGGCTGTTGATCAAACGATGGCACGTTCAACTTCAGAACAAGGTGCAGACAAAGCCGCTAATCTACGTAGAGCACAACAGAGAGAAAGAACTCAGTTACAGGCTGACATCAGCAAGTCACAAAGCGAAATCGCTAAACTAAATGCGGAAAGAGCACCAATTGCCAAAGAACTTCGTGCAGTTGAAGCCGAAGTCGGTCCTATAAAATATATTGCTAAATTAATCTACGGTGATAATCCAGATGCTAATCTATTAGAAAAGGCAGTAACTTGGGTCATTATAATTATTGTTTTGGTATTCGATCCGTTAGCAGTTGTTCTACTGTTGGCCAGCCAATATTCTTTCCAGTGGTTCCGTAAACAGGAAGAAGAAAAATCTGAGTCTATCGATGACGGTGCCCCTCAATCACAGGAACCCGCTGAAGAGGAAGAACCCGCTGAAGAGGAAGAACCTAAACCATTTATCAGTAAAGCCAATGAATTTTGGCCTTTTCCTGCAAAAACTAATTCAGACCAACTAGATCTATTTGAGACTATAAAACATCAAGACAAGGTCCAAGAGGCGCCGTATCATCCCGGCTATGAAGATGTTACGATCAACTACGAAGATGTCACTATCAAAGACGATGCTGGCATGGAAGAAGAAGAAATTATCGATCAAGCGGCCGAATCTGAAAAGGCTGCGATGAAACTTTGGAAGTCAGAAAATCCTGAGAAGAATAGTGTTAAACATCAGCGCCATCTTTTAGAAAAAGGTGTGATTAAAAAACTACCTTGGGAAGATTATCTAAAACCTCATGCGGACTTCGGTGATGAAGAAGCAGCCATCGAAGCGGCTAAGTGGGCGCAAGAACAATTAGATAGAAGTACCGACCGTCCTGGAGACTATCTACCAGAACCAGAATCTAAAAAAAAAGATAACCAAATGGATGGAGAGGGAAGGGAATCAGCAGATAATTCGATCCAAGGAGGAATAGCGGGTTATCAACAAAATGCTGAACAAAATGAAAGTACTATTTGGCAAAGAATCAAGAAAGGTCAAGCATGAGTGACCATGTAGTGATTGTAACATCGCCGGATGACTTTTTACCTGACAGTTTTAGATTCATGCTCGTAGATCTTAATGACGAGCAGACCCAACTAGTTTCGTCAGCATTATTGAAACTCAACAACGTAGGAAATATCGTTGTTTACTCTTATAAATCTTCCGATCCTGTAGAATGGCTTCTTGATAAACGAGTCAAGAGCAATTTCGTTATTTTCAATGCAGAATCTAATAATGATATATTAATAGGGTATCTGACAGCACATAAAAATTCTTACTATTTTGGTACATTAAAAACTTTGTCTCAGGCCAACAGATCTGCTATATATTCAGTAGAAGATGTATTAAATTTAATTACAGCAAGAATGGAGAATGATGAAACAATTTAATAATCAATTTCACGGTAGGACCGTGGTCTTCAAAGAGCACGAAAACGTTAATCAAGCACTGAGAAGATTTAAGAAAAAAATTGAGGAATCTGGAATTTTAGATGATCTTAGAAAACATGAATTTTTTGAAAAGCCAACTACAGAACGTAAACGCAAAAAATCTGCAGCCAAAGCCCGCTGGCAGAAAAAATTAAGAGAAAATCAACTGCCTAAGAAACTATTCTAAGAAAGGTATTATATGCGTATCGAAGATGAAGTCAAACTAGACTTCCGTGATGTGCTAATTCGTCCCAAGCGTTCTACTCTTTCAAGTCGCAAAGAGGTAGATCTTAAAAGAACATACAAATTTAAACACAGTAAGTTCGAATGGACTGGTATTCCTGTTATGGCTTCAAACATGGATGGAGTTGGAACATTGGAAATGGCCAAAGCATTATATGAACATGAAATGTTTACCTGTCTTGTTAAATCCTATGATGAAGATGATTTGTTTAACCTAATAGGAAATTTTGGTGGCAATTATTTTGCTGTCAGCACAGGTACCAGCGACAGTGACTTTTTAAAGTTGCGTCGAATTATAAATGCTTATCCAGAGATACATTTTATCTGTATTGATGTTGCTAATGGGTATCAAGAACGATTTGGAGATTATGTTCAAAAAGTTCGCGAAGCATTACCGCATTGTACAATTATAGCGGGTAATGTTGTAACTGCGGACATGACGCAGGAATTAATTTTAAGAGGAGCAGATATTGTTAAAGTGGGGATTGGTCCTGGTAGCGTTTGCACTACTCGTATACAAACTGGTGTTGGGTACCCTCAACTTAGTGCTATTATTGAATGTGCCGATGCCGCTCACGGTATTGGTGGTCATATTATTGCTGATGGCGGATGTGTATGTCCTGGCGATGTTGCTAAGGCTTTTGGTGCGGGTGCTGACTTTGTAATGCTAGGCGGTATGTTGGCAGGTCACGATGAAGGCGGCGGCGAAATCAAAGACGGCACAGTTACATTCTACGGTATGAGTTCGGATACGGCCATGAATAAACATCATGGTGGTATTGCTGAATATCGTAGCAGTGAAGGTCGCACAGTAGAAGTAAAATATAAAGGTGCTGTAAAAAATACAATTTTAGACTTATTGGGCGGTCTAAGAAGTACATGTACCTATGTAGGTGCTCAAACTCTAAAACAGTTATCCAAATGTACAACTTTTATCCGTGTTAGTAGACAAATTAATGACATTTTTGTAAAATAATTCTTGACTATTACAACAAAAGAAAGTATAATAGTAATATGAATACAGACGTAATGATTGATTTAGAGACCTTAGATGTTCTCCCCACAGCAACTATTTTATCAATTGGAGCAGTTAAATTTGATCCTTTTGGTGATGAAGTTAACGAACCCTCTGCTATCAAATTCTACACTCGTGTAGACGTTGACAGTTGCGATCGAATAGGAGCAACCGTTAGTCAAAGCACATTAGATTGGTGGTCCAACCAAAGTAAAGAAGCACAAGACGAAGCATTTAATCCCAACGATAGGATTGATGTGCATATTGCTATGGACCAATTATACAAATTTTGCTGGGGTGCAAAACGTGTATGGAGTCACGGTGCTGGATTTGACGTTACAATTTTAGAATGGTACTTCCGTAAAATTGGTAAAGCAATTCCTTGGCAGTTTTGGGAAGTGCGAGATACCCGTACTATTTTTGATGTGGGTATTAATCCTAACCGTCCTCCTGTGCTTAAACATCATGCATTAGAAGATGCGTGGAATCAGGCTGTGGGTGTTCAAAACGTATATAAAACACTGCGTTCAGCCAGCGGTATTAACGGTAAGATGTTTACACCGTTATCCGGCCAAAGATAAATAAAAAAGTAAACTGTACCAAATATGGGCAGTTTATAGGGCACAGGGCCCAAAAATAGATCTTACTTTATAAGGAGATAGACAATGTCTAAGATCATCGGTATTGACCTCGGCACCACCAACTCATGCGTGGCTATCGTCGAGAATGGAACTTCCAAAGTTATTGAAAATTCAGAAGGTGCTCGTACTACACCTAGTATCGTTGCCTATGCCAACGACGAAATCCTTGTAGGCGCTAGTGCCAAAAGACAATCAGTTACTAATCCCAAAAACACAATCTATGCTGCCAAGCGGTTGATTGGTCGCAAGTTCAAAGAAAAAGAAGTACAAAAAGATTTAGATCTTATGCCTTACGAAATCGTTGAAAGCAAAAACGGTGATGCATGGGTAAAGGCACAAGGCAAAGAATTAGCCCCTCCACAAATTTCAGCAGAAGTTCTTCGCAAGATGAAAAAGACTGCTGAGGACTATTTAGGTTACGAAGTAACACAGGCAGTTATCACTGTACCTGCTTACTTCAACGATCAACAACGTCAAGCAACTAAGGATGCTGGTGCGATTGCAGGACTAGAAGTTTTGCGTATCATCAATGAGCCAACAGCAGCCGCGCTGGCCTATGGTGTTGATAAAGCAGATAAAAAAGATCGAAAGGTCGCAGTATACGATCTAGGTGGTGGCACATTTGACGTATCAATCATTGAGATTGCTAACGTAGATGGCGACAAACAAATTGAAGTACTAAGTACCAACGGAGACACATTCTTAGGTGGTGAAGACTTTGACCAACGTATCATGGATTACTTGGTTGAAGAGTTTAAGAAAGAACAAGGTGTCGATCTAACCAAAGATGTTCTAGCCTTACAGCGTTTGAAGGAAGCCTCTGAAAAGGCCAAAATTGAACTTTCTAGTTCTGCACAGACTGATGTCAATCTTCCTTATGTTAGCGCAGATGCCAGCGGTCCTAAACACATGAACATTAGATTGACCAAGGCCAAATTAGAAAGTCTAGTTGAAGATCTTATTAATCGTTCTTTGGCTCCATGCCGTACTGCCATGCAAGATGCAGGTGTTACTGCTGCCGACATTGATGAAGTTATTCTTGTTGGTGGTCAGACTCGCATGCCCAAAGTACAAGAAGAAGTTGAAAAATTATTTGGCAAAGCACCACGTAAAGATGTCAACCCAGATGAAGCAGTGGCTGTTGGAGCCGCAATCCAGGGTGCAGTACTAGGCGGTGATCGCAAAGACGTTTTACTGTTAGACGTTACTCCATTGAGCCTTGGTATTGAAACACTTGGCGGTGTGATGGCTAAGATCATCCAAAAGAATACAACTATTCCTACCAAAGGACAACAGACATTCTCAACTGCCGAAGACAATCAACCTGCTGTAACAATCAAAGTGTTTCAGGGTGAGCGTGAACTGTGTCAGCATAATAAACTTCTAGGTGAATTTAATCTTGAAGGTATTGCTCCGGCACGTAGAGGTATGCCGCAAATTGAAGTTACCTTTGATATTGATGCTAACGGCATTATGAATATTAGTGCCAAGGACAAGAGTACAGGTAAAGAAAATAAAATCACAATCAAATCTGATTCTGGCCTAAACAAAGAAGAAATTGAACGCATGATCAGAGAAGCAGAAGCCAATGCCGAATCAGATAAAAAGGCTCGAGATTTAATCGAAGCCAAGAATCAGGCAGAGTCTACTATACACGAAGTAAAGCGTGACATAGAAGAATTCAAAGACACACTCACAGATACAGAAAAGTCAGAAATTGAAACTGCTGTCGCTGCTGTAGAAGAAGCGGCTAAAGGCGAAGATGCAGATAAGATTAAATCTGAACTTGAGAAAGTATATCCTGCGATGAAAATCTTGTTAGAAAAGAGAACTGCTAAAGAACAGGCCTCTCAACAACAGGCACCACAATCACAGGAAGATAATGTAGTTGACGCTACATACACAGAGAACAAGAATTAATTAAAGAGGCACCTTAAGGGCCTCTCGTTAATCTTACTTTATAAGGAGAAAAATACGATGAAAGTAAATCCAATTAGAGATAGAATTTTAGTTAAACCTATCGAAGCCGATACAGTTACGGCATCTGGTATTGTCATTCCTGACAATGCACAAGAAAAACCCATGCAAGGTGAAGTACTAGGAGTTGGTGATGGTAAGGTCACTGATGACGGAACTATTATTCCTATGACTGTAAAGATCGGAGATAAAATCCTATATGGTAAATTTTCCGGACAGACTGTAAAAATTCAAAACAAAGATCACATCATTCTTAAAGAAGATGATGTATTGGCTATCGTAGATTAAGGAGACAGACATGCCAGCAAAACAAGTAACATTCGGCGACAGTAGTCGTGCAAAATTAGTAGAAGGTGTTGACATCCTTGCCAACGCAGTTAAGGTCACGTTAGGACCTAAAGGTCGTAATGTAGTGATCCAGAAAGTATATGGATCTCCTATCATTACCAAAGACGGTGTTACCGTAGCCAAGGAGATTGAACTTGAAGACAAATTACAAAACATGGGCGCACAGATGGTTAAAGAAGTTGCGTCTAAAACAGCAGATAAGGCAGGTGATGGTACGACTACTGCTACCGTACTCGCACAGAGCATCGTAAAAGAAGGTATGAAGTTTGTTACCGCAGGAATGAATCCTATGGACCTCAAGCGCGGTATTGACAAGGCCGTAGATGCTGCCGTAGAAGAACTAACAAAGATTTCCAAAGAGTGCAAGACAAATAAGGAAATTGAGCAGGTAGCATCTATCTCTGCTAACAGCGACGAAACCATCGGTAAGATTATCGCACAGGCTATGGAACGTGTAGGTAAAGAAGGCGTAATCACTGTTGAAGATGGCAAAGGCCTCAAAGACGAATTAGATGTCGTAGAGGGTATGCAGTTTGATCGCGGTTGGGATAGTCCTTATTTTATCAACACTCCTGACAAACAAACTGCTGTGTTTGAAGAGCCGTTCATTCTGCTAACAGACAAGAAGATCAGCAACATTCGCGATCTTATTCCTGTATTAGAAGCAGTGGCAAAAACTGGTAAACCATTATTGGTTGTTGCTGAAAGCGTAGAAGGCGAAGCATTAGCAACATTGGTACTAAACTCAATGCGTGGCATTATTAAGAGTTGTGCTGTGAAGGCTCCCGGCTTTGGTGATCGTCGTAAAGCCATGTTAGAAGACATTGCAATTTTGACTGGCGGTCAAGTAATTGCTGAAGATCTAGGACATACACTAGAAAAAACTACATTAGAGCAGTTAGGTCGTGCCGCTAGAGTTGAAGTAGGCAAAGAAAATACAACTATCGTTGGCGGTGTAGGCGATAAGTCTGCAATCCAAGAGCGTTGTTCTGCTATCAAATTACAAATAGACGAAGCCGGTAGCGACTACGACAAAGAAAAATTGCAAGAACGTTTGGCTAAATTAGCAGGCGGTGTAGCAGTTATTAAAGTAGGTGCAGCCACTGAAGTTGAGATGAAAGAGAAAAAGGATCGTATTGATGACGCTCTTTGCTCAACCCGTGCAGCCGTTGAAGACGGTATTGTACCCGGAGGCGGTGTAGCACTAATCCGTGCAAGAGCAGCCGTTAAAGATATTAAGGGTGCAAACAGCGACCAGGATGCAGGCATTAAGATTGTTCTTCGTGCAATGGAAGAACCACTACGTCAGATTGCTACCAACAGCGGAGATTCTGCCGATGTTATTGTTAATCGAGTAGCAGAAGGCACAGGAACTTTTGGATACAATGCAGCCACACACCATTTTGGAGACATGCTTGAAATGGGTGTGATTGATCCAACTAAGGTTTCTAAGACTGCTTTGATTAATGCCGCTAGTATCGCAGGACTGTTGTTAACCACAGACTGTGCTATTAACGAAGTCAAAGACAAAGATGGCGAAAAAATGAATCCAGGAATGGCGATGTAATAATCAATGGGGGCCAGTCCCCCATTGACACACACTGACAGAGATACTAAAATATAAATATTTTGCAGAGTACCTAAATGGGCTCAGCGAACGGACATAGGGTCCAAACATTCTTACTTTTTAAGGAGATTATAAAATGACACAAATACAACGCTTTGATGCAGCCGCTCTAAACAGAGCACTTGTTGGTTTCGACCAAATGTTTAACGACATGGAACGTCGATTTGCAAACCAACTTTCCAGTAACTATCCCCCTTTCAATATCGCTAAAATAGCAGAAAATATCTATGATATTTCTATAGCAGTAACTGGTTTTGAAAAGGATGAAATTACTGTTCAAGTAGAAGCCAATGAACTTACTGTTCGCGGAGAAAGAAAAACTTCTGATCAATTAGAACCAGAATATCTACATAGAGGTCTGGCTCTTCGTGATTTTGAAAAGACTTTCACTCTTGCAGAACATATGAAAGTCAAAAAGGCTGAAATTAAAAACGGCATCCTTTTGATCCAGATCGAAAGGCATATTCCGGAAGAACTCAAGCCACGAGTTATTGATATCGTAGAAGTAAAATAAGTATAATTATAGTCGGGGGATTCCCCCGACTTCAAAGGAGAGACTATGACCACAGAAGCGCGAATCGATGAAAAAGTTATAACTGGTCTACAACCACCTAAAATGTGGAAAGTTATATTCTTAAACGACGATAAAACGCCTATGGAATTCGTTATTGATCTGTTAACTCAGGTATTCAAGCACGATGAATCTACAGCCAAAAAAATCACTTTAGAAATACATGAAACTGGTAGCGCAGTGGCTGGTGTCTACACACATGAAATAGCAGAAACCAAAGGTATCGAATCTACTACGATCGCTAGAAGTCAAGGTTTCCCCTTGCAGATCACTCTTGAAATGGAACAATGACATTTGACGATGTCAAATTAGTTAAACACAAATCAACAGGGGCAAAGCGATTTGGATATTGGGTTCAATTCAGAGATCGCAGACCTTTAGCAGAATCCTGCGGTATAAGAGGTCGAAAAATAATGTTAAAGTTTTTTGAGCAGAGCCTTGGACCCTTAGGTGGAAAGTGGCAATACCAAAAATATGATCAAGAATATATCATCAAATTAAATGACGAAAAGGATCTTTTATTTTTGCTGCTACGATTCGAGAATTAAATACAAACATTATGAGCCTAAAAGAACTAACCTACGAAGAACACAGACACGCCGAAACAAGACCTTTTGTAAAAGTCTTGTTCAAGGGCGATATCGACCCTCAGATCTACGCAATCTATCTCTATAACCAATTTCCCATGTACGAAATACTAGAGGTATGCGCTATGCCACACGGTATTCTCAATGATGTGCCTGGAATTTTAAGAAGCAAATCTATTAGATTAGACTTTGAAGAATTATGGCAAGGAGAAACTAAACCTACCACATGTCCAGTAGTTGATGATTATATCAAATATATCCTAAGCATCAAAGATGATCCTAAGAGATTAATGGCACATATCTATGTAAGACACATGGGTGATTTGGCAGGCGGCCAAATGATTGCAAAGAGAGTTCCCGGAAACGGAAAATATTATCAGTTTGATAATGTTGATAATCTCAAAGAAAAAATCAGAGCCAAAATTGACGACTCGATGGCTGATGAGGCCAAAGTATGTTTTGGTTATGCTGCCAGACTATTTGAAGAGATGATGCAGCATGTCAAACAGTAAAGTTTGGGATACTCTAATAGGTGTACAGCATCTATTAGAACAATCATTTGAAAGAACTGGTATAGAAGTACAAGAACCCGGTATGGGGAGATTTAATCAGCCGGGTTGGATAAATCGCGTCTGGAGCAGCGAAAATTATCGTAGAGCCCATATCGATGTAGTCGATGCCCGATCCACAAAGGGCCTCTGGATGATGCATTGCTGTGTCTTTCCGCATATCCATAACCCGGCACCCATATTTGGTTTTGATGTTATAGCAGGTAAAAACAAGATCACAGGCTGTTTCATAGATTATAGCCCTACTACAGATCGCGAGCATCCTATGATAGAATATTTTGCTGAAGAAGTCAGCAGATACGATTGGATTAAAAAGCGTGAATTGCCAGAGTGGGCACAACGTATTTTCAGTTCTAGCATGGTGGCTGCAGGTAATGTCAGCGATGAAACTGAACTATCTCAAATCACTAGCCTAGCAGGTATTATGGTAAATCACTACGTAGAAACTGTAGGTGAAACCAACCACAAAGTAGCAGATACAACTTTTGAACAAAATTACTATGCTCAAAATCAGAAGCAAAACCCACATACACCGCGTGTTATGGTTAGTTTAGGGCTTTCTGAAGAGGATGTTAAGATTTTTATTCAAGATTGCCTGTTCCCGGAAATACGATAAATACTCTTATGAGAGCATTTGAATTTGAAAAAGACATAGACTTACGACAAGTGCAGACTACATTATCAAAAGCAATTGTCGATGTTAAAGCACCATTTGATCAAAAAATGGCGTTTGCCAAAGAGATCGTAAGCACTGGCATTATAGATGTAGAAGCGTTATTAACTCCTGGTGTTACTAGAAAAATTACAGACCTAGTTGTTACTAAGTATCCTGAAATTTATCAAGGTGTTGCAAGCGAGTTGATGAATATCTCTGGAGCATTTAAAAGCGGCAAGGTTAAGACAAATAGAGGCAAGGGAGAATTCTTTCTTGCAATTCTAAGTCCTCAAATCATGCTCAGTAAAGAAGGGCACGGCGATTTAACTATCAACGGGCAGGGATACGAAGTTAAAGATAATCAGGCTCGTATAAAAGGACGCAAAGGCTACGGAACTGTTGATCAATCTAAACAGGCAGTTATTAAAGATGTTACTAGGTTTGTAGATCAACAGGTGGCCAAAAATCCTAATAGTCCATTATCTGGAAAAACCTTTAGTGTAGGAGTTGGTGCTCAACAAAACTTTTGGACTGAATTTGGTCCGTTAGCAATAGAAGGCGGTGCCGATCCAAAAGCGGTTACTAAGTTTGTAAAAGACATGTGGTCTAAAACAATCAAAGCCTTATACCTAAATATAACCAATCAACAACTAGCATCAATAAGTCCATTTAATGAACAAGGCGTGCTCGACTTTAAAGCAATTCATGCTCCTATGAAAGCGTTGGCGTTTGACTATTATAAAACCGCGGATGGATTTAACGGCGTACTTTTTGTAAATAGTGCCAAAATGACTATCACCTATGTTGACACTGCTGAACAATTTATTTCTTTAATTGGCGTTAAGAAATATGGTTTCGAAACAGGCGCTCAAAACGGCATGCAAGTTGCCACTCCATAATAATATCTTTTAATTTCTCATCGATTTGCTTTAAATAATAATACCGGATACCGGGAGCGAATCGATGAAAAAAATAGTAGCAGCATTATTACTAGTGCCTTCTGTTGCCTTAGCATCAGTTTTCTGGAATAGGTTACAGTTCTCACATAATGACTATCTATAGTCAAGAATTGAGTCGTAAACTGGCCCTTGCAGCAGAGCAAAAAGCAGAGTTACTAAAAGCCGAACAAGATGCTAAAAACACCACACAGGCCAAATTTATAGCCAATCTAGAAAGTCGTGTTTATAACGAATTAGCCAGACAGATAACAGAAAAATTGTTTGAAGGTCAAGGCACACAAGCATCTGGATCGTTTGCCTTTAATGGTGGTACGATCACTTATACCAAAACTGGTAATGAAATAACCATAACAATAAGAGGTGCAGACGGTAGTGTAACTACTATGACTGTGCCCATAGGAGACTTCGGATGGCTAGCACCTTAAAAAGATTAACTCCTATAGCGTTGGCTATCGCCCTAACAGGCTGCGGAACTTTAGGCAATTCTGTAAGATCCTTTGACGATCCTGTAGTTACTAAACCGCAGTTAAAATCAGAACCAAATTTAAAAGAACCTTCAGCAGGAGCCATTGCTGTAGCAGTCTATAATTTTAGAGATATGACTGGCCAACGTAAAGCCAGTCAGAATATTGCTAGTTTAAGTTCAGCAGTGACACAGGGTGCCGATGCTTATCTAGTGAAGAGTCTACAAGAAGTAGGTAACGGTCGTTGGTTCAAAGTATTGGAACGAGGCGGGTTAGACAACCTAGTTAAAGAGAGACAACTTATTCGTCAAATGCGTGAACTATATCAAGGTAAGGATGCACAACCTTTACCTCCTATGTTGTTTGCGGGAATGATTTTAGAAGGCGGTATCATTGGCTACGACAGTAACACTATAAGTGGTGGTTCTGGTGCTAGGTTATTAGGCATTGGTGGTAGCACTGAATATCGTCAAGACGAAGTTACTATTAGTCTTCGTGCAGTTTCCGTGGCCACTGGCGAAGTATTAGCGGCTGTGAATATTAGTAAAACTGTATATTCTTTCCAGGATAAATTGGGTGTATTAAGATTTTACGAGTCCGGAACTAAAAGTTTAGAATTAGAAACAGGTTCGGCAACTAACGAATCTATGAACAAGGCTGTTCAATTGGCTATTCATGCCGCAGTCATTGAATTGATTAACGAAGGTGTCAAAAAAGGTCACTGGGCATTCAAATCTGATCAGGTAACTTCAAAACCAGCACCGCAACCTGCACCGGTTATCAGTAGCGAAATCAAAAAAGAAGTTAAAGTAGAGGAGAAGAAAGATGTCGTGGTTCAACCACAAACCAAATCCGAAACGAAAACAGAAGCCGCACCCAGTGCCGCCACCGAAGTAAAGAAAGAAGAACCAAAAAAAATAGTAGAATTATTTGATCCTAGATTTTTAAAACAAGATTCTTTTGTATATAAAGAAGCAAACGAAAAAAGTCAAAGAACTTGGCAATTAAAGAAAGGAACTGAATTAAAAATTATTACGCCTGGACCCGAAGGTTGGCACTATGTTTCAGACTCTCAGGGACGCAAGGGATTTGTTAAACAGGATGCACTGTCTGACAAACCTTAAAGTGTTGATTTTTTTACATGTTAATTTTTTTACATGTTGAAATTTTAACAGCGGTATTTAATTTGATACACTTACAAATTAAATAAAATTATAAGTTTTAAATCTACTCGAGGGGGAAAGTAGATAGAGAAAGAGTATTATAATTATAGGTCACTGACCAAGGACTTGCCGGTGAATAATAAACTGGCATTAGAATAAAATGAAATATAGAAAGACAGGCGTTAGCGAGTTGCCGAGTAAATTACTCGCTGTTCTGATATTGGCTTCAATGCCTCTAACAGCGGCGTTGGCAGAAAATAAGGTTTATATAGAGCAGGTGGGTAGTTCAAATACCGTAAATATAACGCAAGTCGGTAGTACTAACCGTGTAGGAAATAGTGGTTTAAATCAAGAAAGTAAAATCACCGGTTCTAGCAATACACTAACCACATCTCAAACAGGTAGTAGCAACATAATAGATTACACAGTGATGGGAAGCAGTAATACTATTACTAAGACTGTAACTGGTGATACTAATCAAATCACATTTACCTGCGGTGATGGCCAATCAGCCTGTACCAATGTCACTAGCACAATGACTATCGCAGGTGATACTAATACTGTAACAAGTACAATCAAAGGTAGTAATATCACCAACACCTTGAGTATTACTGGTGATAGTAATACTGTAACACAAAGTATTCTAACAAATAACAGTACAAGTAACATTACCATAGTAGGTGATAGTAATACATTCACTAGTTCTATGACTGGAGCCAGTGCCGGTTCGGGACACCAGTTACTAGCACTAGTAACAGGAACAAGTAACACACATGCTGTCACACAGAGCGGTACTGTAAACACCACAGTAAATGTTACAACTAATGGAAGTTCTAATAGCGTAACTGTTAACACAGGTAACTAATGAAGTATGCATGGCTTTTACTGACAATATTTGCCCTGGACGCGAATGCCGCTATTGGCACTATGAACGAAGTCCAGGGCACAGCCATTGAAATACAGAGAAGTAAAAATTCTATCTTAGGTAAAATCAATACTGCTGTTGAATCTATGGATTCTGTGTCCGTAGGATCAAGATCACAAGTTAACATCACATTTAACGACAATACCAAGGTTAAAATCACAGAGAACTCAAAGTTAGTTATAGATGATTTTGTATTTGATCCTAAAAAATCAGATGCTGGTAAATTAGGCATGAAAGTTGCTCTTGGAACAGTTAGATATGCATCAGGGCAGGTAGCAAAAAATAATCCACAAAATGTCAATATAAAAACCCCAACAGCATCTATCGCTGTACGAGGTACAGATTTCGCCATGACTGTAGATGAAGTAGGTCGCAGCCTAGTTGTATTATTACCTAGTTGTGACGATCAAACCAAAGTTGGCAACTATCAAGTATCGGGTAATTGTACAGTTGGGGCTATTGATGTAACAACTGATGCTGGTATGGTAAGTTTGACTACTGCCTTTACTGCTACCTATGTCACTGATTCTGCACAGCCTCCGCTTCCTCCTGTGAAAGTAGATCCAGTGGCTGTGGGAAATGACAGTAATCTAAAAAAACCAGAAACTATTGCTAGAGTAGAAAACGATCGAGAAGATAAAAAAGATCGAGAAAAAGATAAATCAAAATCTAATGATGACGAAAAGAAACTAGCCAAAGACAGCACAGAGAAAAACGTGTCTGATAAGAAAGCACAGGCCGAAGAAGTTACTAGGTTATACGGAATAAACTCAGAAGGCGGTCAACAATTAGGTAACGCAGGTTCAAATCCTTGTTACCCATTCAATGACTGCGGAAATGAAAAGGGTATGAATTGGTATTACAGAAGAGATGATGATAGGGGAAATACCATAGTTGTAAAAAGCGGTGAAAAGATGGATAACACCACTTATAACATTTCCATAAATTCCAATGATGTAGAAACTAGAGTAGTAGGTGATGGTAATAATAAAGTTACAGTAAGAATATGGAACAAATGAAACGTATTTTACAGATTCTTTTAGTCTACATTGCTACAGCAGTATCTAACAGTTATGCACAAGACATGTATAACAGCATCGCTACTGCCTATGTTACAACTACTATCAGTCAGAACGTTGTGTTTAACAGTGCTATGCAAGCAGGCGGCACTTTTGAACTCAGCGTGTTGGCACATAACGGCGGCGGTCGTGCAGGGCAAAGCGACACAGCCAACGTAAGGATACAGTTTTACACAGCAGGTGGATCATTGGTATCGCAGGTACAGACTAATCATTCTGCTAACTTGCCTAACCCCAACAACGTCTGTGGCAATCCCTGTATTGATCCAGCAGTACCTTGGACGACTCTAACTATTAGTTCTACATTAACTCAAGCACAGGCTTCGACAGTGGCCTATGCTAAAATAAGTTTTTATGGTATTGACGGCAGTTATTGGGCTGGTGACTACGGTCCTTGGTATCGTGCCCCTACATTTACATTTAACGGTGGAACCAATATGGCCTACAACCCAGAGTTTGGTCCTTACAATAACATAGCCGCACAGGGTTGGACCATCAGTCCAGCATTAGGTGCTTGTCAAGGTGCATGGGGTGGATCAAATCCCTGTATCGCCAACAGTTCAGGAACACCTGGTACAAGTACAACAGGCTTAGTTGCTAACCAAAACGGTGGAGGCCCCGACACCAACGGTGGTACGACTAGCGGTACTGCTGGCGGCTATAACTCAACAATGACTACATCAAGTCCTACAGGTGCTCCTGCAACTCCAACTCCTAGTTATCAAAATATTAGCACCTCTAGTACCAACGTTTATATTACCAACATCTATCCAACTAGTCTTAATAGTCCTGCAGGTGAAGGCGCAGAAAATGCCTTTGACGGTAACCCTAATACCAAGTACCTTAACTTTGACAAATACAATGCCGGGGTTACTATCAAATTAAGTTCTGGTAGAGTTGTCAAGGGTTTTACATTAACAACTGCTAACGATTTTCCTGGCAGAGACCCAACTAGTTACAAACTCTACGGCAGTAACAATGGTACTACTTGGACATTGCTCAGTGAAGGTGCTCTTAATTTAAGTAATGATCGATTTACTACCAGTTCTGAAATAACTGTAGCCAATACCAATGCCTATGTCTATTACTACATCTTCTTTCCTACTACCAAGGCAGGAGATGGCTGTGGACAAGATTGTAATTCAATGCAGATTGGAGAGATTACATTTATCTATGATGCTAATAACCCAACAACATCCTCGGACGCAGGCAGCGGAAGTGTATCTAACCCCGGCAGTTTTTGCTGTGGTGGAACTAATGCACCGTTTAACGCTAACACACAATTTACTAATAGAGTGACAGCATTCAGTATCAGACCTTTACAAGATACTGTGGTCATTATAACACAGATAGGC